TCAACTTTTGGCGAAAGTTAAAGACACATAATCCTCGCCTAAAAGGCTATCCTTATCGGGTAGTTTGTTTACTGCCGCCACTAATTCAGACACGTCTTTATGAATGTATACTTGATTTGTTACATCCGAATGTCGATGACCTAATATAGTTTTTGTCGTAGCTTCAGATATACCAATATGAATTAATAGAGTAGCGCATGTATGCCTTCCGTCGTGCGGGAGGTGCCCAGGGAAATGTTTGTTTAAGTAGGTGCGAATGGCTACTAATAAATGCTTAGGAGTATCTTTTGGAAGTAAATATTCGTGTCGTTGGAAGCTACTCAACTTATACCATTCTTTAATAAAAGGCAGAATCGTTTCTGCAATTGGTATGATACGATTTTTACCTGCTGCAGTTTTACTGCCGCCAATCATATACCTATCTTTGATATAGACATCTTTTAGTTTAATGCTTTGGATTTCACCTGGCCGCATTCCTGAGTATATGTACACCAATAATATGCGAGCGTCCCGATCTGCTTTTGCCAGTTCCCATAAACGAGATATCTCAACAGGTGTAAAAGGCTTATGGATTTCAGACTTTACCTTTTGGGGAAGCGTTACAAGCGCAGCATAGTTCTTATCAACGATATCATTTTTTATGGCAGCGTCAAAAGTTGCTTTCATAGCAGTTTTAATTTGTACTAAAGTTGTATGGCTTTTATCTGCATACCTGTCAATGACGTCTTGCATATGTGCAAGTCTTATGTCCTTGATAGGTATTTTTAGTAGATGCTCAACCTTCTTTTTATTGTAAAGATAGCCGCCTTTTTCTAAAATAACCCCTTTACGTATCTTATCTTCAATCATCCATTCCCAACATTGGCCAAAGGTCGTATCCTTGGCCTCGTATTGCGGGGCGTTAGCGTCATAAGTTGATAATGCATTATACGCTTCTTTTTGCGATGCAAAGGTGCCTATGGATTTCCGTAAGGGTTTACCCTCAGAATTATATCCGAGAGTCACCACGGCTCGATATGGCTTACGTAGGGCCTTGTGTTTCATCTTATATACGGTGCCAGTACCGTTGGCACGTTTCATGGCCATAATTTCATATCCTTCCTATAGCTCTAAGCCCCTATCTGAGTAGTATCGGATAGGGGCTTACTGTTATTAATCATTTGTCTTATTGACTAATTTATTTTCTTTGTCCATAATTTCTGCTAATTTATCAGCGTTAATAGGTATTTCAATTTTATCGCCATTTCCATTAATAAATTTAATAGTATACGGCGGGTTCATAATTATTTGTTTAGGTATTGCATAGTAGACAAGGGCATAGCTATGCGGCATCATATCATAAATTTTGGTATCCATCGCTACTGGGATTATATACTGATTGTCCTTTTCTATAAGTAATCGTTGTGATGGTAGTTGAGGCATTACCGTGCCCGCTAATGGATTTTTAAGATGAAGTGCATATGTAGCTATGTATACATAATCATTACTGTTTAGTATGGCTTTCTTAAAAGATTCGTCTGGAAAAATCAGACGATCGTCTTTGGAATATGATACATATTTAGTGATTGTAGCTGGGGTAATTAATACCGCAGCGCCACCAGCTCCACTCCGAAGTTCAACTCCATAATTAATTGGGCTTTCAAGTTTACGATCAGTTTTATAATTTTGCCCGGTGCTCCAGATTTTATCATACGTTTCTGGGGTTACATCAATAAATTGTGCAAATGAAGAACTAGCAACTGTTGCAAATAATGCCGCGATAGATAAAATTTTATAGAATTTCATTGTTTATCTCCCTTATTAATCTCCCTTATTAATCTCTTACAAAGTCACATTGTACATAACAACCTTACCAATCAGATATAATTCATCTGTATTCTCGTAACTAAATATGATGTCCCGAAATGCCATATCCGAGCTATCAGGTTTAAATACAAATTCTTGATGCTGTTTGTCATTGTAGAATCTTTTAACTGTATAATCCCCTCCATTCTTAATAACTACAATATCTCCGTCATGGATATCTGGTAGCTCTATATTTCTTAATACGGCGATAATAGCACCGTTTTGGATAACGTTGTTCATGCTTTCACCGTTAACCGGCATAAGTATAATATTCTTATTGCCTGCGTAACGTCCCATCATGAAATCAGGGACTGATACGGTAGGGAGGGTGCTAATACCCTCTATGTTAGTTAACGCCCCCGCAGATACTGCGGAGGGTACGTATTTGTAATTGTTGAGGTGAACCATATCTATAAACGCATCAGATTCTGCGTCAAAACGGCTGGCTGATTCGAACTGTTCAAATCTGTCTGAATCGCCGTTAAACACGCTCGGGATATATTCATCATACATGTCGTTATCCTTATAGAACTGGGACAAACTTTTACCATATACATCGCATAATTTTTTGAGTAAAAACAAATTAATGGGCTCTATCTCTGCCTCATAATCCTCAAGGTCTTTCTTGGGGATTTTTGTTATTTTTGACAGGTCCGAAAGGGATAAACCTGAGTTAACTCTTTCATTGATTAACGCCCCCGGGATGCGGTCATCAGCTATCAAGTCCGAATCTGTTAGGTAATCAACAGTAACATCATAACGTTCCGCGATGCGTTTTAGCAAATCCAAAGGAATTTGTCTCTTTTCAGATTCATAATTACTTAATGTATTTTGAGCAACACCTAAGTCTTCGGCGAACTGTAGTTGACTAAGCCCTAACATGTGGCGTAATTGTCTTAATTTCATAAGTCTTCCTCCTTAAAAGTCTCCCTGCTTACACAATATCACATATAGCGATATTTTTCAAATATATTGTTGACGATAATCTCAAATTGAGATATACTAATATCACAAATTGAGATATTTTAGATGTAAAGGGAGGTGATTGGATGAGACAGTACTTGATTGATGCCAGAAATAAAAAAGGGCTCACCCAGGTTGAGGCGGCAAGTAAGCTTTTTATGTCTCAAAATTATTTATCAAATTTAGAGACTGGCAAAAGACAGAAAAGCCTTAGCGTGGCAACTTTAAAGGCGTTCTCAAAAGTTTATCAGATTCCGTTGGCTGATTTAATCGCATCAGAATCTGCATATGGAAATACCTAATAGGTAACGAAATTAAAAGAAACGAGGACAGCAAATGACAGACATGGAAATTTTGTATAACGCCTATCGTGATAGCGGGATGCAAACCAACGAGGAAATGGAAAATTTACTCGGATGGCCGAACGGTAAGATTAGAACCATGAAAGCCCGACTAAAGGCGAGGGGCTTTATCGACTATGAATTCGGTAAGCCGGTTACGATTTTAAAGCCGTATCGAGAAGATGTGGAGAAACCGGAAAGCTTCAAAGCAGCTATATACCGAGAGATGTTAGAAGTTTATATGGATGATTTCCGTAATCAAGATACGTTTAAAGATCGTTTACATGTAGGCCAAGAAATCAGAATGATTTTGAAGGCTATATGAAAAGGAGGGGCAGTGCACATGATTAAAAAAGTAATATCTGTTTCGCAGATGGCTGCGGTACTCGGAATTAGCTTGACAGCAGTCCGAGAGGGCATCGCAGTAGGCAAATTCCCATTTGCCTACGCCTGGCAGTCACCAGGCAAGAAATCCCGTAGCTTTGTTATTGACAAAGAAGGGTTTAGGACGTTCCTTGTACATTCGCTTGGATGGGATGCAAAAGTAGTTGATGCGGAGTTTAAATCCGCAGGAATTCATTAGGAGGAATTAATCATGAACTGGAGTAACACATCCTATCATTACACAATATCCGTAATTAAAGGAATCGTAGGTGGATTTCAATATAGCCTCGACAGAAAATGTAATACAAAACGATGGGCGCTGATGGAGCTTAAAGAGTTGGGCACCTCAAATTGGGGATTTTCTAACTTAAAAACGCGATTAATTGACAACGCCATCCGGAAGGCCATCAAGCATGTTAAAAGTACTGACATGTCAAACTGTCAGGTATCAACACTATGCCATTCTGGATTCAGGCACGTTCCTGGTTATTTTAAAGGTTTAAGGAGATGTAAATCATGACATGGATTGACGCAGGAATGCATTTAAGCTTTGCTACTGCTGCAGTAGCATCTATTTTATCAATGATGATGTTATAGGAGAAACATAATTATGAAAGCTATCCCAGTAAATGAAACAGCAATGGCTGCACATCTAAAAGCAATCGAATCCGAGCGCATCTTAAATCACATTAATAGTGATATTCTGTGTACTGCGTATAATTTGCAAGCATATATGTGTGATTATGATGAGTCGGAAATCCGTATTATCGTCACTACAGATGGCATTACGGCTGAACGAATCTAGGAGGATGAATAATGAGTTATATGTTGTTTGGGGCATTTTTGGTCGTAGGTTCTATGGGAGCCTTAGAAGTTGACCATATCGGATGGGAACAGTTTTTACTACAATCGTTCATTGGCTTCGCCCTATCACTTTATGGCTTTTACAAAGATAAAGCCGAAATGGATGCCGAGGAACGTGAATGCGTTGCGTATACCGCTAAAGTAAGAAAATGCGGCGAATACTGCCGTAATCCATATCACAACTAAAGGCATATAAGGAGGTGATTAAATTGCGAGACTGTAGCAAATGTCCAAAACGAGACTACTGCATTCCTGATGAATGCGAGGATTTGGACATAAAAAATGAGCCTGATGATGCTGCAACATCAACAAGCTCAAATTAGAAAAATATTATTCTACGTTGATTATATCACAGAAAGGACAACTTATGGAATTCCTATTAGTTACTTACGATACCAGTGATTATTACTGGCAAAACAATACACCTGTACATAACCCAGATGAATTTTGGTTTAGATATTACGAATCCGATACAAATGTTCCAATCGACAACATTGGTATCGGTGATTGGGTTGTTGTTAAATCAAGAAATGGACTAGGCGTTGCTCGTGTTTTGAAAAAGGCAAAAGACCTTGATACTGTTCGGAAGTACGGCTTTAAAGGGAACATCCTTAAACAGGTCATTGCAGTTATCGATACTTCTAAATGCGATAAACGCGAAAGCGATCGAGCTAAATTGGAGGACATCGAAAGGAAACTTGAGCAAAATGCCAAGAACGCCGAACGCATGACCATGTATCGGTTACTTGCAAAAGATAACCCAGAATTCTCGGCATTACTTACTGAGTATGAATCTGTGAAGGCGTCTGTCGATGAATTATAACGCTTTCATCAACTCCAAGTCTAAAATGTCAGAATCTCATGGATTTGTTATTGACACAGGTATGTTAAACAAACACCTATTTGACTTCCAACGAGATATCGTTAAATGGGCCTTGGCAAAAGGTAAAGCTGCCATATTCGCAGATTGCGGATTGGGCAAAACTTTAATGCAGCTGTCCTGGGCGTATGAGATTTATCTACACACGGGTGGATCCGTACTCATATTAGCACCACTAGCTGTGGCCGCTCAAACACAGTCCGAGGGTGAACGTTTCGATATTCCTGTGACTATATGTGAATCTGATGATGATATTGTGCCAGGCGTTAATATTACGAATTATGAGAAATTGGGACGATTCAATACCGATAATTTGATAGGTGTCGTGCTTGATGAATCGAGTATCCTAAAGTCATTTACTGGTAAAGTACGTACGGATTTAATTAATCGATTCAGTAATACACCATATCGGTTGGCATGTACGGCAACACCTGCACCGAATGACTATATGGAGCTTGGCAATCATGCAGAGTTCCTCGGCATCATGAGCCGTAATGAGATGTTATCTATGTATTTCACACACGATGGTAGCGATACCGCTAAATGGCGATTAAAAGGTCATGCAGAAAATACCTTTTGGGAATGGATGGCGTCATGGGCAGTCGTGCTAGATAACCCGGCATCCCTGGGGTATGAAGATGATGGCTATGAATTGCCTGAGTTACGCGTACATGAAATTGTTGTTGATAAAACAGGTGAGGATGTCCCGGCTTTATCATTGCTGGAACGTCGAAGGGCCCGCAAAGCATCTCTTGAATCAAGATGTAGAGCAGCAGCTGATTTAGTCAATGCATCTAATGAGCAATGGCTAGTGTGGTGCGACCTTAACGATGAATCGACTACTCTGAAAGAAATGATTGATCTCGCAGAGGACGTCAAAGGTAGTGATAAGGCGACTCGAAAGCAGGGCATGATGTTAGGTTTTGGTTCTGGATTCCTAAAATGCTTGGTAACAAAACCAAGTATCGCCGGATTCGGAATGAACTGGCAAAACTGCCACAATATGATTTTTGTTGGACTATCCGATAGTTATGAACAGTATTATCAAGCGCTTCGCCGATGCTGGCGATTTGGTCAGAAGCATGAGGTGAACGCCTATATCGTAATTTCCGAAAAGGAGGGCGCGGTTAAGGCGAACATCGAACGTAAGGAAGTGGATGCTATAAAAATGAGGAACGCTATGATTGCGCTAACCCGTGACGCTGTTCGTACTGAATTATCTAAAACTAGACGGGAATCAACGGAATACAATCCGCGTATACCGATGATGCTACCTAACTGGGCAGAAATGAGGGCTGTTATATGACTAAGATTTACGTAAGCCATCCATTCGGAGGATTGGCTAAAAATAAAAAGAATGCTGACTCTGTATTAAAGTGGCTGCAGGACGATATGGGCGTATTTCCGATAAAGGAACCTTTTGGCAGTGATACGCATAACATATTCCTATCACCTATACATATGTTTGGGCATTTATATAACAAGGTTGATTATGATACCGGCATAGGCTGGTGTATTGACCTTCTAAGTGGTTGTGATGCAATCATAATGTGCAACGGATGGGAGAACTCAACCGGGTGCAATCTGGAGCTAGCTTATGCTAAGGATCATAACATAAGAGTCATCCATATCAATGAATTAAAAGCAGCCAGATTAACTAGATTATCTGTTGATGCAGGTATGGATAAAGCTATAGCTGCCCTGGCTGGATTTGCAATGCTGCAAGCGCTAAATAAGAAAGCAAAGGAGGACCTACAACGTGAACGTGCTAAATCAGTTAATTGAATCCCGATTTGCAATCTATAATGGCGACTCTGTAGAAGTGCTGAAAGGGCTGCCTGATGATAGCGTTCATTACTCCATATTTAGCCCTCCATTTAGTAGCTTGTATGTGTACTCAAATTCCGATAGGGATATGGGAAACTCATCTACTGATAGTGAGTTTTGGCAGCACTTCAAGTATTTGATTGCAGAACTATACCGCGTAATAATGCCTGGGCGATTAGTATCAGTTCATTGTATGGATTTGCCACTCACGAAATCTAGGGACGGTGTTATCGGAATGAAAGATTTTCCTGGTGACATTATTCGAGCCTTTCAGGATGCTGGATTCGTGATGCATTCCCGAGTCACGATTTGGAAAGACCCTCTTGTTGAGGCTACTCGGACAAAGGCGCTGGGTCTTTTACATAAGCAAATTGTAAAAGATTCCGCCATGTGTAGAATGGGAGCGCCCGATTACATCGTGACATTGCGTAAACCTGGTGACAATCCGGAGCCCATCGCGCATCCAGAAGGGTTTACCCAGTTTTTCGGTCAAGAGGAACCTGAGGGAATCAAAGGAATTGAAAGACCTGCGCCCGATCCAGTTTTGTTTGATAAAAAGCAAAAATACAATACGGAGCCTATATATAGCCATCAAGTATGGCGCCGATATGCTAATCCTGTATGGGCTGATATCCGCCAAACGCATACGCTGAATTATAAAGCAGCTCGTGACAATAAGGATGAACGTCATATTTGCCCGCTGCAGCTAGATACTGTGGCTCGATGCATAGAATTGTGGAGTAATCCAAATGATATCGTACTTGATCCATTTGCTGGTATTGGTACGGTCCCAGTTATGGCACTTCGTATGGGCCGTAGGGCTTTAGGTTTTGAGTTAAAAGAATCGTATTACAACCAATCAATTATTAATATTCAGGAGGAGTTAAAGAATGATTAAAGTTGAAGTTCAAGGAGTTAATGTACTAGATGTATATAATCAGCTAAAAGCTGTGTTAAATCAATTCAAAAGTTTTGTAGATAGCGATAGAGCAATGGATGATAAAGCCCCTGGCATAGTAGATACAGTGGTATCTACAGTAGCAGCACCGTCCATGTGTGTATCTAATCTATCTCCGCAAGATGCAAATCAAGGTGTACCTACTACAACAGTAGCTGTGCAACCAAACTCCGTATCCATGACGGCACCTAATGCAGCTGTACAAGTTACTCCTACTCAAGTAGCTATTACAGCACCAACTGTCAACGTGGCAACTGATACCTCGGTACAAACAGTTACCGCACCTGTGCAAACACCTGTTACTGCTCCAGTATCTCAGGAAGTTAAGAAATATACATTGCCTGAAATTCAAGCGGCGCTTGCACCATTACTTGACGCTGGAAAAGCTGTAGAATTGCAACAATTAATGGCACAATTCGGTGTTCAATATTTGGGTGAAGTACCTGAGGACAGATACCCCGAATTAGTAAATGCGATTAGAGGATTGGGGGCAAGAATCTAATGGCATCTCGATCACATGCATTATTAAACGCATCGGGGTCACACCGGTGGCTGCATTGTACAGCCGCCCCTCTTCTAGAGGAGAACTTTCCCGATAGTACATCTGTGTATGCAAAGGAAGGAACCCTGGCACACGAACTGTGTGAGTTAAAACTACAGAAGTATACCACGGCCATGGCGAAATCCACATACACTCGCAAGTTCAACAAAATCAAAAAAGATGAATTGTGGCAACCAGAAATGGACGATACCTCGGAAACATACCTCGAATATGTCAAAGGCGTTATGTTAGGCTGTACGGCAACTCCTGTAGTGGCCATTGAAAAACGCGTTGATTTTAGCCGTTATGTACCCGATGGATTCGGCACAGCTGACTGTATTATCCTATCCGGTGACACCTTGCATATCGTTGATTATAAGCACGGAAAAGGGGTAGTCGTTGATGCGGAACACAATCCGCAAATGATGTTATATGCTCTTGGCGCGATTGATGCGTATAGATTACTCTATATGTTTAATACGGTCAAAATGACTATCGTGCAGCCTCGTGTTAATAATATCAGCGAATGGGAAATCCCTACGCTAGAACTACTGGAATGGGGTAATACATTTGTCAAACCTCGTGCAGATGAGGCTATGTCCGGCAATGGTAAATTTGAACCCGGCGACTGGTGCAGATTCTGCAGAGCGAAACAACAGTGCAAAGCCCGATATGAGGCAAACGACTCATTGCACAGTGCGCTAGTTGCTAATCATGATCCTCGGCTTATCTCGATGACAGAACTCGGTGAATACCTTCGTCGAGGGAAAGACGTCGCTGCTTGGCTTGAAGATATGAAAGACTACGCGCTCACTGAATCTCTTAATGGAGTGACAGTCCCGGGCTGGAAAGCCGTAGAGGGTCGTGGTAGTCGAGCTTTCCAAGACACCGATGCTGCTATAGATACTTTAATCAAAGCTGGCATCGATGAAAGCATTCTGTATGAACGTAAGACATTAACATTGGCACAGATGGAAAAGACCATCGGTAAAACCCAATTTAATGATATGGTAGGCGACATGATTGTTAAGAAAGCAGGCAAGCCTACCCTAGTTGAGGAATCCGATAAGCGCCCTCGGATTACCAATCAACCTACTGCGGCGCAAATATTTAATGTATCTAATGATAATAATGGAGGTAATTAATTATGTCATTCGTTCCACAACCAACTGAAGTATTATTGCAAAATGTTCGTGTATCCTACTGCCATCTATTAGAACCTTGGGCTAATTCCACACAGCCTGGTGCTAAACCTAGATATTCAGCTACTATTCTTTTGTCTAAAACTGATGTAGCTCAATACCAAGCTCTCATGAATGCTATCGAAGCTGCTATCCAATCAGCTCGTACTAAATTCGGCGCACGTGTTCCAGCACAGCCAAAAGTGCCAATTCATGACGGTGATGGCTATACACAATCCGGAAAGGAGTTTGGTCCTGAATGTAAAGGTCATTGGGTATTTACAGCAGCACAAGATGCTAGCTATAAAGTTGAAGTAGTAGATCTTCAAGGTAATCCTCTCACAAATCCTACGCAAGTATACTCCGGCATGTATGTCAATGTACTCGTTCGATTCTTCTTCTACTCCAATCAATCCACTGGTATCGGATGTGGTTTAGGTCCTGTTCAAAAAGTACGCGATGGTGAAGCATTGGGCAGCATGCCTGTTGCTGCATCCTCTGTATTTGGCGCACCTCAAGGTAGCGCAGCTAATGTATATACTGGCGCTCCAGTAGCAGGTCAACCTGTACAACAACAAGCACCTCAACAAGGTTATGTACAATCGGCATATGCTACGACACCTCAGCAATCTGTACAACAAGCTCCTGTAGGGATTAACCCTGTAACTGGTCAACCTTACTAATAGGTGCCTGATATGAGGCATCTAAGTATTGATATAGAAACATATTCATCGACTGATATCTCATTCGGAGTGTACAAATATACTGAATCGCCTGATTTCGCCATATTACTATTTGCGTATTCTTACGACTTTGGTCCTGTTGAAGTTGTAGATTTAGCGCAGGGAGGAGTAATTCCTGACAGTGTAATTCGTGATTTATTAAACCCAGATGTAATCAAGCATGCTTATAACGCGCAATTTGAAATTACGTGTCTAAATCGTGCAGGGTTGCTCACATCTGTTGATCAGTGGCAGTGCACGATGATTCACGGTGCCTACCTAGGATATCCTATGGGCCTAGCCTTACTCGGCAAGGCCCTGGGGTTACCTCAGGATAAGAAAAAGGACACATCGGGGAAAGCACTTATCAAGTACTTTTGTACACCATGTAAACCTACCAAACGTAATGGGGGCCGTACCCGTAATTTACCTAGGCACGATATGGATAAATGGAATGCTTTTATCGAGTACAACCGCCAGGACGTTATCACTGAGATGGAATGTTATCACAGATTAGCCTCATTCCCCGTACCTGATGATACGTGGAAAGATTGGTATCTTGATATCCAAATCAATAGTAGAGGTGTACGCATTGACCATGAATTGGTTGAGGGTGCCTTATACATTGATGAGGAAAATCGAGAAATGTTGATGAATGAGGCTTACCAAATTACGGGACTTAGTAACCCTAACAGCCGGAATCAATTACTTGATTGGCTAAACAATAATACTAATGTCAGTCTTGAAAAGTTAACTAAGGACACTGTGGCTGATGCTCTGATGGATGCTGATGACGTTGCCACAAAAGTACTCATGATTCGGAAGAAACTCGCGAAGTCATCGGTATCTAAATACACCATGATGGATGGCGCTATGGGTGCTGATCTTCGTCTCAGAGGAACATTGCAATTCTACGGCGCTAACCGTACCGGACGCTGGGCGGGTCGTCTTATCCAGGTGCAAAACCTACCGAGAAATTACATCGAAAACCTCGACACGGCGCGGCATCTCGTTAAAACCAAAAACCGTCAAGGGTTAGAACTTCTATATGGCGACGTATCAGATACGCTATCTCAATTAATTCGTACCTCAATTATTGCTGAAAAGGACAATACATTATGTGTGGCAGACTTCTCGGCCATTGAGGCTCGTGTTATCGCCTGGTTATCGGGAGAACATTGGCGGCAGCGAGTATTCGCTGAGGGCGGAGATATATACTGTGCTTCCGCATCATCGATGTTTGGTGTTCCCGTTGTTAAGCATGGCGAGAATGGTCACCTTAGACAAAAGGGCAAAGTCGCTGAATTGGCACTCGGCTATCAAGGCGGAGTGAATGCATTAAAAGCCATGGGAGCTCTTGATATGGGACTCCATGAGGAGGAATTACCTGAAATCGTAAATTTATGGCGCAACGCATCGCCTAGAATAAGAGATTTATGGTATGCCGTTGAGAATGCGGCCGTGTACACCGTTACTACCGGGAATCCTATAGGCCTTGACCACGGCATTATGTTCCGTTTGGAAATTGATCCAATATATGGTTACCGTTATATGACGATTGAACTACCTAGCGGACGTAAGTTATTTTATCCTAGCCCAAGCATTAAGCAAAATGCATTCGGTAAGGATGCTGTACATTTTAAGACTAAAGTAAACGCTGCATGGGTTACTGAAAGTACCTATGGAGGCAAATTAGTCGAAAACATCACACAAGCAGTCGCTCGAGATTGCTTAGCATTGACGCTGCGCCGATTGGAGGATGTAGGATATCAAATTATCATGCACATCCATGATGAAGCTGTACTTGAAATCAACAAGGAGAATGCTGAATCTACGTTAAATGATGTTAACGCTATATTCTCAATCGCCATACCTTGGGCAGACGGGCTGCTATTATCATCCGCAGGATTTACTAACGACTATTATATGAAAGATTAGGAGGGGATACACTTGCAAAACGATAAACTGATTACCATCAGTATCGGTGCGAGTCGCACATCAAAGCAATGGACCCGTACGGAGATGTTGTGGTCCGAGTTTTGTGAACGCCTCAAAATCCCCGTTCGTACAACAGAAACCGTGGACGAATACCACAGATTACCAAAATCTGAGAAAAGCAAGCTAAAGGATATAGGCGGCTTTGTTGGTGGTACTTTAAACGGTCTGCAGCGTAAAGCTATTAACGTGTCTGGACGTGATCTGATTACTCTTGATATGGATGCCATATCGCCTGGGGAAACTGAGAACGTCGCTCGCACGATTGACAGCCTAGGCATGGCTTATGTCATCTATTCAACTCGTTCTCATACGGTGCATCGCCCGCGGTTACGTGTTATCGTCCCTACTGATAGAACGATGACACCTGATGAGTATGAGCCTATTGCTCGTAAGCTGGCAGAGCTCATCGGCATTGGTATGATGGATGGAACTACGTTCGAAGCTTCTCGGCTTATGTATTGGCCATCATGCCCGAATGATGCACAGTATGTATATTACGTAGGTGATAAGGCATTCTTATCTACTGACGGTATGCTCGGCCAATACACTGATTGGAGAGATGTGCGTTCTTGGCCACAAGTACCAGGTAAGGAAGCATCGCAACATGAAAAGCAGCTACTTGCAAAGCAAGCTGATTCGAAAGAAAAACCAGGTATCGTAGGTGCCTTTTGTCGAATATATGGTATCCGTGAGGCGATCGATAAATTCATACCTCATGCATATGTCGATGTTGACGGCAGCGAGGACCGCTTAACATTCGTTACTGGCTCAACGGTAGCCGGGGCGGTTATCTATGATGACGATACATTCCTGTTCAGTCACCATAATACTGACCCGTGTAGTGGTCAATTAGTTAATGCCTTTGACCTTATCCGGCTGCATAAGTTCCACAGCTTAGACGAGACTGCTAAGGATGGGACACCTGGGCATAAGCTGCCATCTTACATGGCTATGTCTAAACTAGCTATGCAAGATACGGTAGTCGTTAATGAACTCAACATGGCCCGTGCCCGAGAATCGGCATCAAATGTATTTGCTGATATTATCACGGATGTATCGGCTCACGCTGAGACATCCGACCTCGACCCTAATGCGTTAACGAATGTCGACTGGATGAAAAGTTCGACTTTAAAGTACGACGAGAATGGTCGACCTAAGAACACACTAGATAACATGCTTAAAATCATGCACCATGATCCGGCGCTTGTCGGTAGACTTGCCTATGATAGATTTGGTTCGAGATACGTGGCAAAAGGAGCCCTACCATGGAACCCAACACCTGGACTTCGCATATGGACAGACGCAGATGATGCGGGCTTACGGTGGTACCTAGAAAATAAATATGATATCACCGGCAAAGATAAAATCATGGATGCCCTCATTATGTGCGCTGAACAAAATGGGTTTAATGAAGTACTAGATTACCTTAACGGGTTATCCTGGGACGGCATTGCCCGATTAGATACCATATTCATCGACTACTTAGGGGCTGAGGATAATGTATATACCCGTGCAGCCGCTAGAAAGTCATTTACGGCGGCAGTAGCGCGAGCGTTTGAGCCTGGATGCAAGTATGATACGATGCCAATTCTTATCGGCGGTCAAGGTATCGGTAAAAGTACTCTTATCCGCACAATGGGCAAGAAGTGGTACGCTGATGGCTTAAATACCTTTGAGGGTAAGGAAGCTGCGGAAGGCATTCAAGGTAAATGGATTATAGAAGCTGGTGAAATGGCGGGGTATTCGAGGGCTGAAGAAAATGCATCCAAGCAATTCCTAAGTCGTCAAGTAGATGTATTTCGTCAAGCATATGGCCGGCGTACACAAGAATATCCACGGCAGTGTGTATTTTTCGGTAGTACGAATCAATATGAATTCCTAAAAGATATTACAGGCAATCGCCGATTTTGGCCTATTGATCTTGAAATGATGACTCCACGAAAGAATATATTCGTTAATCTTCCGGGAGAAGTAGACCAGTTATGGGCGGAGGCTTTGTATCGGTATAAAAGCGGGGAAAGCCTCATTATCGAGGATGACCCGAACGTACTAAAACTGGCTGATGCGGCCAGAGAGGCGCACATGGAATCAAATACCAAAGCAGGACTGATTAATGAGTTTTTATTAATCAAAGTGCCTTTAAATTGGAATGTGATGAGTCGGAGCGCCAGGAGGACGTATCTTAGCATGAATGCTAAACCTGCCGAGGGTCAAGAGTTGGTATATCGTGACCGTATTTGTGCGGCAGAGGTATGGTGGGAATGTTTCGGTAACGACCCAAGTCGCATGAAGAAAATCGAGACCAGGGAAATTAATCAAATACTGGCGGACTCCCCATATACATTGGGCGGAAGTCAGTTAATGAGATTTGGTGAATACGGGCATCAAAGAGGGTTCAGAATCAATGAGTCAAAACTGAAATTATAACGTTAACATTCTCAATTAAGTGTTAACATTCTCAGTATTTTTGTTAACATTAGAATGTTAACGAATTCGGAGAATGTTAACGTACTATGTTAACGCATAAAGTCAGTATTTATCTATATTTATATAGGTTGGTTAACATTGTTAACATTATATACTGGTAACTATCAAAACAAAGAGTTTTAAGAAAAAATACGCCCTTTACAGCCTTAATTTGAACCCTCATATACGCGTATGTAAACATGTTAACGTTTAAAAATTTCAGAGGTGAGAAATGTTAGAAAAGGATATCGAGAAAAAATTAGTTGCAGGCGTCAAACGTTCGGGAGGTAAAGCGTATAAGTTTGTATCCCCTGGTAATGTCGGTGTGCCTGATCGTATTGTCATATGGCCGAATGGTGTTATTCATTTCGTAGAATTGAAGACATCCAAAGGTGTACTTTCGCGATTGCAGGGAGTCCAAGTCCGTGAACTTCAAAAGCTAAATCAAAAAGTATTTGTGTTAAAAGGTGCTGATGCGGTGACTGGTTATCTGGATCAATTCATAGAAGAATTTGGGGTGAAAGCGTAATGCAGTTTATCGATTTCTTCTCCGGGATTGGAGGTTTCCATAGTGGATTAGAGAAAGCAGGTATGAAATGTGTTGGATGGTGTGAATTTGATAAATTTGCGCAAGCATCGTATAGGGCGATGTATGATACAGCAGATTTATGGTTTGGTGATGATATTCAAAAAGTTAAAGGCCACGAACTACCGAAAGCCGATTTATGGACATTTGGATTTCCTTGCCAAGATGTAAGCGTTGCAGGAAAACAAAAGGGTATAAAAAAGGGAACGCGAAGCGGATTGTTTTATGAAGTTATGAGGTTGCTAGATGAATGTGAAGAAAATAGACCCCAGTGGCTTATGTGTGAAAACGTTAAGAATTTGTTGTCAATCGATAACGGAAGAGGATTCCTTAATGTTATCAGTGAAATGGCCGAAAGAGGGTATAGTATCGAATGGGGGTGTGTACAATTCCAAAAACTACGGAGTCCCGCAAAACCGAGAACGCGTGTATATTATTGGATATTCTGGAAGAAAATGTTCCAGAAAGTTATTACCTATCCCCAGAGAAAACGCAAAAACTCTTAAGCAAATCGTTGGTGGTTCACAAGGGATAAGGGTATACGATCCAGAAGGAACAAGTTGCACTTTGTCAGCGCAAGGTGGTGGAATGGGTGCAAAAACTGGATTGTACACTATTACGGAAAGTGGTATTCATAATCTAGGGAATGTTACTGCCTATAAAAATGATTACACAGTACACGCAAGCGGTGTAGCACGAACGTTAATGGCAAGCGATTATAAACACGTTCCAAAAGTAGCTATTAAAAATGCAACAAAACAAGGGTATTCAATGGCAGAAGTCGGCGACGGCACAGATCTTGCATATCCAGAAAGCGAAACACGAAGAGGTCGAGTGCAGCCACAACGATTTAATACCTTAACAACAAGTGATAATCTGGGTGTTCTTGTAAATGGTGAACCTATCAGAATTAGAAAATTAACGCCTAAAGAATGCTGGCGTCTACAAGGTTTTACAGATGAACAGTTTGAGAAAGCGGCCGCAGTAAATAGCAATAGTCAGCTTTATAAACAGGCTGGTAACGCGGTTACGGTAAATGTGGTTGAAGAAATTGGAAAACATATTATATGTTTCCATACTTTATACGGAGGTGTGTGATATGCAGTTTATTCCGCATGCGTATCAGCGATACTGTATCGACAAGACCGTTAATCAAAATAAGATAGGGCTATTCCTGGATATGGGTTTAGGGAAAACGATTATCACGTTATCTGCCATATACGAATTGAAGTACTCCCGATTCGCCATTCGTAAAGTGTTGATCATTGCGCCTAAGAAAGTAGCGGAGGCTACATGGCAACGAGAAGCACGAAAATGGGACGGTGTAGGTATATTGAGAATATCTACGGTATTAGGCAGCCTGAAAAAGCGTATTAAGGCTTTAAACACGCCTGCCGACATCTACATCATTAATCGCGAGAATGTAACGTGGTTAGTTGATTACTACAAGAATGCATGGCCATTTGACATGGTAGTTGTGGATGAATCTAGTTCCTTTAAAAACCACACAGCTAAACGCTTTAAATCATTAGCCTATATGCATAACCACATCAAGCGTATGGTGTTGTTAACTGGTACACCAGCCCCTAACGGATTAATCGACCTATGGGCGCAAGTGTATTTATTAGACCGCGGAGAGTCGTTAGGTAAAACGTACACAGGATTTAGAGATTACTATTTCGAACCCGATCAGAGGTCACGCGAAATGGTGTACTCCTATAAACCTAAATCCGATTCAAATGACAGTATTATGGCGGCAATATCTGGGTTATGCATATCCATGAAAGCTGATGACTATTTGGAATTACCTCCAGTAATCAACGATATTAAATATGTGCAGTTAGACGCGAAAGCCAAAAAAGCCTACGAAGATATGGAACGCACATCTGTATTAGAGTTGATTGAAGCTGGCGAAGATATCACAGCTTTGAGTGCAGCAGCATTATCCACAAAGCTACAACAGTTAGCGAACGGCGCTGTATATGATGGCGACAGAAACGTTCACGAGATACACGGCTGTAAGATTGAGGCTTTTATGGAACTTGTAGAACAGTTAAACGGAAAGCCTGCATTAGTGTTTTACAATTTTAAACATGACTGTGAACGGATAAAAGCAGCATTAGCTAAGACTAAATTACGAGTTTGTGAGATAAAGGGTGCCGATGATGAGATATCGTGGAATGCTGGAGAGATTGATATTCTATTAGCACATCCGGCTAGTACGGCATACGGGCTTAACTTACAGGACGGCGGTAACCATGTAATATGGTTCGGGTTAAACTGGAGTCTTGAGTTATATCAACAAGCTAATAAGCGGTTACATCGCCAAGGTCAAATGGAGAAGGTAATTATCCATCATATAATATGTGAGGGAACTCGTGATGAGGATATGATGGATGCGCTAGCCCAAAAAGACCGAGCGCAGGAATATGTGCTGCAAAGCCTAAAAGCAAGAATCGATAAATACAGAAAGGATGATTAATATGGATCAATTTATAATGGCAGGATTAATCGGGGCCATCGTGGTAATAGTGAGTTACACGATTATTCAAGCTATAGATATTGTTGATAAATATCTTGATAATCGAAAATACATGGCTGCATTGGGGCTGACCCCAGGTAGATTGTATGAGAGACCCAATAATCCCCCGCCGCCACCTATTAAGTTATCAGCTAGCGAGGAATTAGGGCGATATATAGCCGATGAAAGATTTAGGCATTTAGGAAAAGTAACGAATCAATTTGGGATACATATGGGTAAAGTCATAGCAGATAAATCCCCTAATCGCATAATTAGTCAATGCGATGATATAAACCACCCAAGCCATTATACACAAGGAGATATTGAGGTTATCGATTACATCGAAGACAAGAAGCTTGGGTATCGATTGGGTAATGTAGTGAAGTATGTATCCCGAGCTGGTCATAAGGACGATGCTATTAAGGATTTGAAAAAAGCCCGTTGGTATCTAAATAGGGAAATTGCAAAGAGGGAAGAGCATGACAAAAGTCGAGCGACTACTAATTAACAAAGGGCACTATCTAGATGACACGTATCATCTTGTCATGGATATAGTTAAGGTTGTAGATAATCTCAAGGATAATGTTGCCGAGAGATTAGATGATGATCTGAGTGATGATGCGTACGCCATGTGTGAGGAGATGTTTACCGCTGTTGAGCAATGCAAAGCAGATATGGTAGAAGCCATCGAGGATATTGTCGAACGTATGGAGGTAAAGGATGCAAAAGCGTAGAAGCAGGGCAGATGTGATTGTAGGTGCCATACAGTCAGATTTAAGTCTCGCCATCATACGAGCCCGTAATAGACAACTGAGATCACCTATGCTAGATGATAGAATCCGTGAAAGCGGATACATTGACGGATTACTACGAGCACAGATGATTATCAGTAAATATGGGGACTATCGCATATGATGGCTAATGAAGAACTACAAGCTGTCCGCCATACTGAGCAGCGAATGCGTGCGTTAGAGATTCAGCTAGGTGCGATTAACCGAGATTTACATTCAGAAGCTATACAGATATGTGAATCGGGAGATGCTATGCCACGAATCAGTAAGCACTTACAAGAATGTAGGGAGGAGCTGAACAGAGAATGGGATGAATTGATTGATTCTCGAAACAAGGTCAAGCATGTCATTAGCCAAATAGCTGACGGACAATACAGGGATGTATTGAATCTCAGATACATTAATGCATTGCCATGGGAGCAGATAGCTGTCGAGCTAGGGTATTCGTGGCGACAAGTTCACAGACTTCACAAGAAAGCAATCGCTGAATTTGAAAAGATGGCATAGAATGGCACACTCTTAATTTAATATAATGTAAATGTAGTAGATAGCAGGCAGTGTCTGGCCCGCACAATATGTCTGCCTGCTGCACTGCCCCGGGGTAGACCTTACTTAGTTGAGGTCTACCCTTTTTTATTGAGTATCAATGATAATAGCTAATTGAGAAAATAAAAATTTGGAAAAGGTACTCCGCGGGCGAAAAATGGCCGCTGGTCGCCCCCGCGCGATGGTCCTCTCTCTGTGAGAAAAATTTTCCTGTTGAATGTAGAAAGACGAATTTAGAAAGGAGTACACCTATGGCGGACACAAAACCGAGAGTGAAATTTGATGCTGCAGGCAATCTGCTCGTATCCAGCACTCAACTATGTGACCTCTTGCGGGTCACTCCGGAAATTATTTCTCGACATCATAAAGCAGGGATGCCTAAAGCCTCTGTAGGTTGGTGGAATCTCCGGGAAGTCCTCGTGTATTTAGGACAGGCGAAAGGCGATAACACTAAAAGCAAATCCGCATCAACTCGTAAGCTAGAAGCCGAAGCTGATTATAAGGAAGCAAAGGCTGCGCGTGAAAAGAAAATGCTAGATGTGCTAAATGGCGAATATGTCCCTCGTGCCGATGTGGCACAGGCATGGGCTAACCGAATATTGGAATTAAAGACATCGTTTACCAAATTAGGTAAGCGTATCGGAAGTGAGTTCACGGATCCTGAGGAACGTGCTCTTGTAGAAAAGGTGGTGAATGGCCTTGTCGAAGAATACCTCGAAAGCTACGCACGCGAAGGCGAGTACACGCCGAAAGTCAAAGCCACGGGAAAAGCAAAGACCAAAGGTTGACTGGTTCCCTGAGGAACTGGAAGCATTTAAGCCACCTGAAAGATACACCGTTTCGGAATGGGCGGATAAGTACAGGGTACTGACTAATATATCTGCTGAACCTGGACGATGGCGTACAGCGCGGACACCTTATCTCAAGGAACTTATGGACAAATTCACGGACCCTCTTATTGAAAGCATCTCGTTATGTTTCGGGGCGCAGATAGGTAAGACGGAAGCCGAACTCAATATGATCGGATATGCGTTACATCAAACCGCATCACCAGTCATGATGGTGTATCCAACAGACACTATCGCGAAATTCGCTAGTGATAAACGTGTACAACCGATGATTAGGAGTGTAGAGCCGCTTGCGAATATGTATGACGAAGGCAGTAAACTGCTGGAGCTAGACTTCGTTAATGGGAACTACATGGTACTTGTCGGGGCGAACTCACCAAGCAGCTTATCAAGTCGGTCAATTAAGTACTTATTCTTCGATGAAATTGATAAGTATCCAGCTTTTTCTGGTAAGGAAGCAAATCCGATTAAGTTGGCTGAGGAACGTACTAAGACATTCGTTGATAAGAAGATTGTAAAGGTGTCAACTCCTACGATTGAAAGTGGCAATATTTGGCAGTCCTATATGGACGCAAATGAACGTAAGCAGTATTACGTGCCATGTCCGCATTGCGGGGTGTCGCAGACCCTCAAATTCAAACAGATAAAATGGCCGGAGGAACACCATGGCAATGCGGATATGATACGTGATACCGCATATTATGAGTGCGAACATTGTAAGCACCGTATTGATGATAAGCACAAGATGGATATGCTCCGGCAAGGCGAATGGCGGACTGTGAATGAATCGCAAGTCCGAGTTGTCCGGTCGGTAGCCTATCATCTGTCATCCCTTTATTCTCCATGGGTCACATTCGGGGATGTAGCGTATGAGTTTGTCAAATCAAAGGATACACCAAGCGAGTTGATGAACTTTATCAACTCGTGGCTAGCAGAACCGTGGAAATCTGCTAAAACTAAAAGCACACAAAATCTCGTGTTTACACAATCAGAAGTTCCTCGTGGTGTTGTGCCACAGCATGCACCATTACTCATTGCATCCGTCGACGTGCAGCAAGATCATTTCTGGTGGGAAGTTAGAGCCTACGCTCATGGCGTATCAAGCTACCTAGTCGATTATGGTCAAGCAAGTAGTTGGGGAGATTTAACTGAGATACTTATTGATAGAGAATATCCATCAGAGTATGGTGAGGCCCGTAAGATTGTGAGGGCTGGTATCGATAGCGGCTACCGAACAGACGAAGTATATCAGTACTGTGCGCAGTACCCAGAAGTATGTGTGCCAGTTAAGGGTGATTCATCGCACAGTCCTCTAGCGCCTCCTTATAAAATGAGCAGCATCGAGAAGGGCGTCATTGGAGGTATGAAGCTGTATGTAGTGAATACCGACTATTGGAAGGACTTTATATTTGCACGTATGGTACGCCCGGCCAATGAGCCTGGTACAATCCATCTATTTAAGGATTGCCCTGAGGAATATTCGGAGCACCTTCGGTCGGAGGAAAAGCAGGAAATCCGAAACGTGAAAACGGGGGCAGTAACTGTGCAATGGAAACCATTAACCAGTCATCCAACAAACCACTTATTGGATACATGTGTATACAACGCCATGGTGGCGGATTCGGTAGGCGTTAAATACTTACCCGAATATGATCTGGATACTGATGAGGAGGAAGACGATACGGATGACGAAGACTTTAATGCAGATAGCAGAGGTTGGTTTAGTTAAGAAGGAGGTGAGACCATGAGCGCAAGAGAAGACTTGGAGCGTATTCGAACGATAATCGAGGAAATCGAGACGAATGGATACGCCGAGATGTCTGTAGGCGGTAAGCGTTTTAAGACACATGACCTACCGACATTATACGCCCGTGAACGTGAGTTAATGGCTCGCGTTGATGATGAGGAAGGTAATAACACGACATCCTACGTGTCATGGGAGCGACGATGAATATTCTTGATAAGGTAATAGCCTATTTCAATCCAGAGCGTGCTGCCCGGAGAGCGTATTTCCGTAGTTCACTTGAACGTGGATATGATGCGGCTTCAACAGACCGATTAAGCGGCGACTGGATGCCTGTATTTGGTACAGCCGAACAGGTAGCATCTGGCCAACGTGATTTGATCCGTGGTCGTGCACGAGCAGCAGAACTTAATAGTGACCTCGCTGAAAGTGTTGTATTGGCATTACTACGGAATGTAGTAGGTACCGGAATAAAACCGCAGTGCAAAATCAAGACCCGCGCAGGAAAGCTAAATGAAAGACTCAATAAGAAAATTGAGGAGGCTTGGGCTGACTGGGTGGATAAAGAAAACGCGGATATCCGAGGAATATCTACGTTCTATGAATTGCAGGAAATGGCCTTACGCCGAATGGTCTATGATGGAGAAATCCTAGTCAACATGACCTCCGAAGGTGCAGATATACCGCTATCAATACAGCTTATCGAGGGCGAGAATATCGGAGCCGTATCAGTAAGCGAGAATGGCAACAGTATTGTTAATGGAGTGGAAGTTAGCAAATACGGAAGGCCAATAGCATATCACGTATTCCAAACAGATCCGTTAGGGATACGGTCGTTTAACGAGGCAAGGCTACCAAGTAATAGGGCTTTCCTATTACATAAGCCTCGTAGGCCTAGTGAACTGCGCGGGGTCAGTATGTTAGCCCTCGTACTAAAGCGAATTCATGATGTAGATGAATACATGGATGCTGACCTTATAGCGGCTCGTGTAGCTGCATGTTTCGGCGCGTTTGTAACAAGTAGTACTGGGGGTGCTCCGATGGTTGCAAATAAGATTGACAGTAAAGGCAAGAAAGTTCGTTCAATGGCGCCAGGGATTATCCAACATCTACGTGCGGGCGAATCAATTTCATTTGCGGAACCTAAGCGGAATGCTGGAACCGCATCAGAATACTCGGCGACGCAAACAAGACGCATAGCGTCGGGTATGGGTCTAAGCGCAGATATAGTGACGCGCAATATTAGTGGTAACTTCTCCGCAGCTCGGCAGAATATGCTGGAGGACCAGCAATCATTCAAGCAGATGCAGCGTTTTATAATTGAGCATTTTTGTATGCCTGTATGGCGGGCTTTCATTGAAGCATGTTATCTAAAGGGAATTATCCCGGCCAATGACTATGCAGCGAACCCAAAACTTTACAAAAAAGTAGCGTGGTTAGCTCCAGGCTGGTCTTGGATTGACCCTGTTAAGGAAGTTAATGCTAACAAGGAAGCCATTAAGGCAGGACTCACAACGCTCGAGGACGTATGTAGCGCATCTGGTAAGGACTGGGAAGAAGTACTCGAACAGCGGAAGCTGGAACAGGACCGCATTAAAGAATTGGGTGTTGCCCTTGATATGAATGGGGACATAACGAATCTAGCGGATGATAATGCCACTGATATGAAAGGAGATGATAGCTAGTGGGGAAATTTGCGAAGAAGCAGCTCTTAGGTAAGTATGCCCGAGAGGCGCAAATTACAAATATCGAATCGAACGATGATCGTACCGTCGAATTGTCCTTCTCCTCTGAAGAGCCATATGAAAGATGGTTCGGAACAGAGATCTTGTGTCATGACGAAGGATGCGTTAATCTAGACCGCTTTAATAATGGTTTGGGTACGGTGCTATTTAATCACGACCGCGATGCCGTAGTCGGCCACATTGAGAACGTGTGGATTGAAGACAATCGCGGCAAAGCAATCGTTAAATTCGACGAGGACGATGAGTCTGAGAAGATTTATCAAAAAGTGTTAAAAGGCACGCTACAGGGCGTGAGTGTCGGATATTCCATAAGCCGATACGAGGAATTAATTGATTCCGATTCTAAAAGCTCCAATGGTCGGTTTACTGGTCCGGGTTATGTAATCACAGACTGGGAGCCGTTGGAAATTAGTATTGTATCTGTCCCTGCGGATCCAAGTGTAGGGGTAGGCAGAAGTGTAGATGATAATGAGGAGGAACCTATGAAAGGTGGTGCAAAAGCAAAAGGCACTGAGCAAAACGTGCCACAAGTAGTACCGGAAGTACCAGAGTCCGGAGTTAAAGGTTTTAATGCAGATGATGCTAAAAAGTTGATTGCGGCAGAACGTGAACGTGTATCCACAATCACAAGTCTATGTCGTGATTTCGAAGTTGATGGTGTAGATGAATTCATCAAATCCGGCAAATCTGTAGCTGAAGTTCGTGAGGCGGTAATGGACGCGTTGCGTGAACGCAATAAACCAGTATCCATTAAAGTTGGTGAAGCAGATTCTGATAAGTTCCGCATGGCTATGCAGGATGCTTTGATGATGTCTGTGGGTATCCCAGTCGCAAATCCTGCACCAGGTGCAGATGAACTCCGTTCTATGTCCTTGATGGAATTAGCACGCGAGTCCTTAGTTCGTGAAGGCTTAACCGCTAACTATGCTGACCGTTTGGAATTGGCTCGTGAAGCTATCAACTCCACATCCTCTTTCCCAATCGCGCTGTCTAATGTGGCAAATAAAGCCTTGATGCAAGGGTATGAAACAGCACCATCTACATTTGCAACTTGGGCGGGGAAAGGTAGTAATCGTGACTTCAAACCAGCAAAACGTTTTTTACTTTCCGAAGCAGCTGAATTGAAACTTGTCCCTGAGGGCGGACAATTCAAGGATTCCCAAATGAGCGAAGCAGGTACGAATGTTAGTGTATTGACATTCGGACGTACGTTCAGCTTAACACGACAAGCTATTATTAATGACGATTTGGGTGTATTTAACGATATTTCTTCTAAATTCGGTCGTGCAGCAAAAAATAAAATCAATAACATGGTATATGACCTTTTAAGCGGCAATACTGTGTTAGAAGACGGAAAGGCCTTGTTTAGTGCAGACCGTAAGAACTTGGCAACTACAGGCTCCGAGTTAAGTGTTGTATCTTTAGCTGCAGGTGTAGCGGCTATGCGTCGTCAAAAACACATTGGTGAAAATCGCAATTTGAATATCTCACCTACATATTTGATTGTTCCACCTGAGCTCGAAGCATTAGCATATCAAGTAGTTAAATCTGTGGTAGACCCTGCTCGTAGCAATGATACAGTCAACCCATTCAGTGGTCGATTCACTATCGTTGTAGATGCAGCATTAACGGATCCGCATGCTTGGTATTTGGCATCCCGTCCTACAGATGTTCAAACTATCGAAGTAACGTACTTAAATGGCGTTGAAACACCTCGTTTAGAAACGCAAACAGGCTTCAAGGTTGACGGCATCGAGTACAAAGTAGCAATCGATTGCAACGCAACAGCAATCGACTTCCGCGGCTTGTACAAGAACCCTGGTAAATAATTAATAATTGATTAGGAGGTAAATAGATATGGCTAAATTCATTCAAGAACTAGACCGCGTCGATTTTAAGAATACAACATCCGAAATGATTGAAGTAGGGGACATTGTGCCTATTGGTAAAATGCACGGTGTGGCAATTACAAATATCGGCCCTAATACAATCGGTGCAGTTAAGGTAACTGGCTGTTTTGAAGTAACGGCATTAACATCTGATTCTTTTGCAGTAGGTGATACCGTGTATTTCGACAAAGATCAAAAGCGAGCATCTAAGACGGACACTAATCCAGTATTAGGCGTGGCTCTTACAGAAAAACGCCCAGGTACCACAGTGTTGGAAGTCGCTCTTGTGCCTAATGTAGAAAAGTAAAGTAATGTAAGGCGGGCATATGCCCGCCTACTCCATAGGAGGTAATGCACTATGAAATTAGGATACAAGCCTAATGCACTGCTTTCTGTATTCGGTGAACGAATTACTTACAAAGGCCAAGATATCAAAGCGAGTGTGGAAATTGGCGAATATGACGGCAAGGGTTCCGGATTTGTTGATAAAGCACTAGCCGATAAGGCTCAAATTTGGGTGCGTGTTAAGGATGTTCCCGAACCTCGACCAAAAGACGAGGTGTATATCAATGGTGCTAAATGGTACGTTGATCACATTTCCAACTTTGACGGCACGATGTATTGTTTGGAAGTTGTCCATAACGTGAGGGCGGTGAGACCGTAATGAGTAATGAACCTATTACGATTACAGACACAGCCACTCCGTATCTGAATTTCATTGCAGAAACAAAACCGGACTGGATGCGTAAAGCGTTAAAGTCAACAGGTTGGATGATGCAAAAGGAAATTAAGCAAGGCATTCGGTCGGGTGCACCTGGTGGACGTAAATATCCTAACTTCATGGCACCAGCACGGCGGGCTGCATTTGAGTCAGCATTCGGTGCGAAACTTCGCAAAGTTTACCAAAGTGGAGGACGTGCAGAACGAGAAGCCTGGGGCTCGAAATCGCGAAATGCCTTACTCGATATGGGCATTAGCGCCAGGACAATCGGCTATAGCCCACTCGGTAAGTTATCAAATGCAGTTGGATACCAGTATGACAAGGGCAAGCAATCCGTCCGAGTTGGGTGGTTATCTAATTCGGCTAAACGGTTAGGTGAACGTATCGAGGAAGGATACACCAAGCAGATTACGGAGCCTATGCGCAAGAAGTTATTTGCTGCAGGCGTACCATTGCCTAAGGGTAAATCGATGTTCAAAATTCAGCCACGTCATACTTATGGACCTATGAAAGCAGCGTTACAGCCTAAATTGAAACCTTATATCGAAAATAAGATAGGCGACTACGCTATTTATGGTCCAGCTGCACAATCCGCATCTCGACGTAGCTATAAGGTAAGGTGATTTGATGCAACAGACAATTCCACTGTCGCGCATCGTTGAACGTTGGGCTGAAGCCCTAGCGAATGATGAAGCGTTGACTAAATTTTGCAATGACAAATACGGAAAGCCGGCGCAACTGTATGTCGGCTACGACGATGTTGATGCACCGCTCGAAGAAGATTGCCCGTGCATCATATTACTACCGAGTAATAAGAACGAAGGGCTTGCTGATACCTACACATACTCGTTAATGATTGTATGGGGTATCGTCCATGAAGGTGCAACTCGGATTAAGAATATTATTCGGTATGATGGAGCGCTAGAATCAGATAGCCTAGGGCAGTTAATCATCGAATGCATTTGTAAGGTGAATCCGGCGTTTCCGGTAATCGGCATTGATTATGAATTAGACTCAATGAATTGGCGCCCAGTGTTCACCGGTCGTCTAACAGCTACTATTGAAATTCCGCATGTAATCGGCGGGAATATTGAATATTAAAGGAGGAAATGCATATGGCAACAGCGAAACGCGCACAGGGCTCTCAGTCCCATGTGGCGATTGCGTTTGAGTCGGACTTTGGCACAACGCCAACCACTGGCGGTGTTATCACTCCGATTATTTCTAGCTCCGTAAAAGCTAGTCAAAATTTAAACGACTCCACAGTAATCCGTGGTGATCGCAATCCAGCAGCGCCATTCCGTGGCAACATCGACACGTCCGGTAGTTTAACCGTGCCTGTTGGTGTAATCGACATCGGATACTGGCTAAAAGCTGCATTTGGTCAACCGACTTCTAATACAACTGGCCAAGCACCAAATAAGAAGTCTGAGCACGTATTTAAAATCGGTAATACGATGCCGTCGTTAACTATTGAACAGGGCTATCCTGATGTTAACGTGTTCCAACAATTCGCTGGTGCACGAGTTAGTAAATTAGGATTTAAGTTTGGTGGTGACTCCGAACTTACAGCATCTGTGGATGTAATGGGCTGTAAGGAAACATTAGCAGCCACTACATTTGATGCTGCAGCTAAGGCAGTTAATTTCTTACCGTTCCAGAACCTTAACGCAACTATCAAAGAGGGCGGCGTTACTGTGGCCAATATTCTAAGTTGCGATATCAATTTTGATTTTGGCTTGGATGGCGATTCTTACGCTATCGGCGGTAAAGGATTTAGAACATACATTGACCCAGGCATTGTGTCAATTTCAGGGACGATTAAGGCGTTCTTCCAAAATAAGGACCTCTTGAATAAAGCGGTTAACGGCACAGAATCTAGCTTGGAATTGCGACTTGAACAAGATGACTGGTCGCTTACATTCAAGTTACCTGAACTTGTATATGAACGACAATCTCCGGGCATCGACGGTCCGCGTGGCGTCAATATTGAATTGCCATTCAAGGCGTACTATCGTGCAGATTCTGGTCGTTCTGCATCCATCATTACATTAGTTAATAATCAAGAACAATACTAGGAGGTGCCAATATGGCATTTGAAGATATCAAAGTAAGAGGCTTAACATTCGCTGAACGTGGTGAATTAATTAAATCTGGTTTAGACCCATTGTATACCCCAGTTCCGGAGGAAGCACCGGACACAGAACGTCTATTGCGTTCTCGTGAGCTTGCACAATGGATTATGCAGCATATCTACGGCTTAACTGAAGATGAAATCAATGCAGCACCTGACAATGATCTTATGGAAATTGCGCTTGATACCATGCGGTTTACTCACGAAAAAAAGGCTGAAATCGAAAAAAACTAATTGATGCAATACTTTGGCTTAACTCCGATAAGCCAAAGTATTGCTCTGATTGTATCAAGATGCAGCGTGAGACTAAACAGAATTTTGACTGTTCGGAGTGTGAGTTTAATTCCCCGCATCAATTAGATGGAACTAGACAAGCAATGCGAGTATACAACGCTAGCCGGATGCAGCGACGTTGGCATTCAGGTGGTATTGCTGGATTCGATATGCCAGCGGTGTTAGAAGTGGCGAAGGCTTACGGCATCGAGCCACTACCGCACCTTATCGATCTGCTTGTAATCTTGGAAGCTAAAGAGTTGGAGGTGGCGCACAAGAATGGCCAATAATTTAATTGATATTGTCGTTCAGCTGACCGATAAGAATACGGAAGCCGGACTCAAGAAAATTACAGCTAGTGCCGAAGGCGCCAAATCCGCCCTTGGCAAAATGAAGAATGACCTCATGGCGATAGGTGCCGGTGTTGGTGTTGTAGGCATCGGTGCCAAACTTGCCAAAGAGGCGATTCAATGGGACGTAGCCGTTAAGAAGTTATCAGGAATTACCGGTGCTACGGCAAAAGAAACCAGTGAACTATTAGCAGTAGCTAATTACATGGGTATTGCTATGGAGGATAGTGCAGGTGCATTTGCTAAGTTCTCTAAAAATGTCGGAGCAGCCAAAGAAAAAATGGAAGTCGCTCGGGCAGAGGGTAAACTCGGAACTGATATATTTAGTAAATTAGGCTACACACTTGAACAGATTCAAGGTAAGAATACCGTTGAAGTGTTTAAGATGATACAGGAACGTCTAAGGGGCATGAAAGATGGCGCTGAAAAGACTCGTGTTGAAATGGAACTCTTTGGACGTACCGGGTATCAAATGCACGCCATGCTTAACATGTCCGCTGAGCAGATGGACAAAGTGGCTGAACGTGCCAAAGCAATGGGGCTTATCATCGACGATGATACCGCATCTAAGTCCGCAAAGCTAAATCGGGAATTAAAAGATTTAGAAAATACAGGGAAAAGGCTTGCAGTATCTATCGGCCATGAGTTAGTTCCTGTATTTAATGATTATGCAAAAGGCGTATTAGATGTAGCTAAAGAATTCGAGTCAATGACCGCCGAGCAAAAGGAAGCTATCGGAGGTATTGTCAAATTCGGTGCAGAAGCCAGCGCAGTAATTATAGTTATGAGATCATTGACTAGTGCACTTGGATTTATGCGATTAGCTACACTTGCCGCTGCAGGTCCTTGGGTAACATTAGCTACGGTAATTGGACTTGCTGGGAAAGCATTACTCGATTTTCGCTACAATGAAAAAACATCTGGCTCTTATATGGGTGTAGATGTTGATGGGAAGCGTATTCACAAGAATACGAACTCAACAACAGGCCTGTCTGACAAGTTTAGGGAATCACACGATACTCGATATTGGATTGAGGATAGTGCGTGGCTGGGGCTTGTAAAAAATGATCGCTTAGCTACAAAAGAAGAAGGCGCTAGAATCGATGCGGCTTTGAAGCAAAAAGAAGAGGCGGATGCTGCAAAAGCGAAACTCGATGAGGAACTCGCAAAAGCAAAAGAGGACCTTGCTAATGGTGGATTAACGAATACTGAAGCTATCAATAAAGCGAATGAGGAAGCAGCAAAGGCAGCCAAAGCCCAAGAACAGGCTGCAAAGAAAGCACAGCAAGCAGCCGAGAAGTTAGCAAGCGCCGTAGAGCGTATGTCTGAACTATATAGGTCTCTTACTTTGCAGAGCTTACAAATTGACGGCAGTCAATACGAAATCGATAAGCTAACTGCTAAGAACCAGTATGAAGCTAACAATAAGAATATCCGTGATATCATCCGTTCTGTTTCTGGATTGAGCGGAGGCGTTACTGGAGAAGCCGTGAGTGTGCTAGATGCGGCTAATGAGCAACTAGGCAAGGCATACGAGTTAGGTGCTGATGGTACATGGGCAACGGATTGCGGTAAGCTATTCTCCGATTCGGTACTCCAAGCATTTGGTAAGGATGTGCCTCGATACGTTCCATCTATCATGGAAGCCGCAAGAGCTGCTGGTGCTTGGCACGATGATGGCGATGGATATGTCCCTAAAGCCGGCGATGGTGTGGTTGTACTTGGCGATAATCATATTGTCATTAGTGACGGAAACGGCGGATATACTGGCGCTAATTCAAGCACGGGTGTAATCGCCAAGCCATCTGTTACAGGCGATTTTGGTGCTGTTACAGGGTACGTAGACACTAGCTTATTAGCAGGTGCTACATCGAGTACCACTGCTGATTCAGCAGGTAGCGCGGCAAATGCCAAGAAACTAGCTGATTCTAACTTAACTGCTCAAGTTAGAGCTAAGAATGAGGAGTTGTATCAAAAGCGATTAGCTGAGGCACAACGAAATCAGACTATCCGTGTTCGTAAGATGAACGAGGATATCAAGAAACTCGATCTTGAACGTACAGGTGACCGCTTACAGTTACTCAAAGCTGAAGCTGAAGCACAAAGGGCACAAATCGATGATAACGTACGTGAGTATACAAAGGCTGTAGGCGATAAGGAACTCGCTGAAAAGAAAGCTCAAGCAGAGCGCTTAAAAGTGGCGTCTGATACTGAGCAGAAAATCAGAGAGCTAGCCTACACTCAAACAAGTGAAAATATTGACCACTTAACTAATATGGTTGCGCTTGGTCGTTTATCTCGTAGTGATGCGGATGCTTTACTTGCTGAAGAGTTAAAAGCTTACATTGATTACGCACGAAGTGAAGTTAATGAGGCCCAGTTAACGGCTACTCAAAGGCTGCAGATTGAAAAGAACCTATTAGAGTCTCAACAGAAACTATGGGAACTCGCCGGTCGTAGTCTGAAAACAAGCCTACAAGAAGCCGCACGCCAATATAAACAAGAGACTACCAATTATGCAGATTTAGCGAAATCTACTTTTGATAGTACGATGAGCTCTATTAATTCTGTGTGGACAAATAATCTCGAGGCTATGGCAACAGGAACGAAGTCATTTAGTAAAGGTATTAAGGACATATTCAAGGATATGACGAACGCCATTATTAAGATGATGATTCAGTTAACGTTCCAGCAATATGTTATGCCTAAGTTGCAAGGATTATTCGGCGGTGCCGTTAGCGGTATTGGTTCCCTAGGTGCCGCAAAAGGGACATCGTCCTTTGCTGGTGGTGGTTCGTTTAGTTCTGCATTTACAGGCAATCGATTTGCCGCCGGAGGAAAAACGAATCCAGGACTTATGCTTGTCGGTGAAAATGGACCAGAACTATTACAGTCCTCTGGATCACACCGCATTTATACGGCAAGCGAAACTCGTCGATTGGTAGGTGGCGCTACAAGCAACAATGTAGTTGTTAATATCATCAATCAGTCTGGTCAAGAACTTGAAAGCAAGCAGCAGAACTCTCGGTTTGATGGTGAGAATTATGTTATCGATGTAGTAGTTCGTGCTATGGAATCAAACAAAGGAGGTATGCGTGACGCCATCAAGGCATCCGCGGTATAACTATGGCAGTATTTCCAGATATTCGATGGCCGATATACCCAATTCAGGAGACTACTCCAGATATTTCGTATAAAGGCCAAGTTGAAAATATGACGCTAATCACCAGGAAGAAGACGACAAAGACCCGGCGGACATATTCCGTCGGGTACAAGTTGCCAACAGCTGATTACCATAAGCTTCGGTCATTCTTCGATGAAGTCAACTGCTCCGGTATATTCGCTTGGGTTCATCCGGAAACACGGGAAACACTAAATGTACGATTTGCTGATCAGTTAGACTTTGCGGCGAATGATTACGGAGTGTGGATGGGAACCGTGAAATTACAGGAGGTATAAAATGTTACCACTCTCAACGGCATCGATTTTAGAGAAAAACCAAATATCGGCTACTGGTGTGTGGTTAATGCTGTTAGAAATATCCTATAAAGGGGATACGATTCGATTGGTATACAATACGGAGAATATCCAATTTCAAGGTAATACTTATATTGCATTTCCGTTTACCATTCAAGATGTTACAGAGAATGCAACGGATCTGCCCAATATTAAGTTATCTGTATCTAACGTGACTCGGACAATCCAGCGTATGGCAGAGTCTAATAATGGATTCACTGGGGCCAATGTCATCATTCGTGTAGTGAATACGAACATACCTGATGTGTGCGAGCAAGAGGAGCATTTCGTAATTACGGGAACTCATGCAAACGCAGAATGGATGGAGTTTACTCTGGGTACTGACTTTAGCTTTACTCGACGATTCCCGTTAATCCGGGTGATGAAGGATTTCTGCCCGTTTAAGTTTAAAGGCGTTCAGTGTGGATATAAGGGTCACGAAAATCAATGCAACAAAACTCTAGCGCGATGTCGTGAACTGGGGAACAGTACTCGATTTGGAGGAGAACCTACTATCCCGCAAGGAGGACTGTATGCATCCAATAAGTGACTTGACTGATATCATAGGCACCCCATTCTCGGAAATGAAATGCTGGGATGTAGTTGTTGAGGTGTATCGGCGTAGTGGAATACCACTACCCGAATATACCCAAATCCAAATGGATGAATGGCGTGAGGTTCGTGAGCCAATGCCAGGGAGTGTTTTGGTGTTTGCGCTATATGGTAAAAATCTCGATCATGTAGGGGTTTATCTTGGTGAAGGTAAATTTATACACGCTACTGAACACAGCGGCACCTGTATAGAGCACATATCAAAGTACGTGCCTCGATTGAAGCACATTTATGAAAGGAAGGAGTAGCAGATGGTTAATGTAATCATTGTAAATAATCCGTTTAAGCCAGAGCAACGGGATACAAAATATTTGCCATTTAAACAGGGCAAGTCTATCAGCTATTACTTCAGCGCACCTGGGGAATGGGCGTATTCAGTAAATGGACATGAGGCGGCGTCTGATACAGTTGTGAACGATGAAGACTACATTGTAGTAATGCCCCAAGTTGAGGGTAAATTCTTTGGGGTTCTTCTATCAATAGGGATGGCTGTATTTACCGGTGGTATTGCTTCGGGTGCTATCTTTGGTATCCAAAGCTTGATTTGGCGGTCAGTCATCGCTATGGCAGTAGGGATGATAGGTAATGCTATTGTCTCAAAGCTAACTGCTCCTAAAGTTGACCGTTCGAATTCCGAACAGTCAAATACATATGGCTGGGGAGGTACAGAAACTGTTACTGGGCAAGGATACCCTTTAGCCGTAACATATGGCCGGATGAAAAGTGCTGGGTTATTATTATCCCGCCATGTAATTAGTGATGGTGAAAAGCAATATCTTAATCTCTTATACTGTGCTGGCGAGGGCGAATTATCAAAGATAGAAGATATTCGTATAAATGCTAACCCAATCAGTAATTATAAGGATGTGCAGGTGGATATCAGAAAGGGCACAAATGACCAAACAGTTATCCCAAATTTCAATGATAACTTTGCGGATCAATCCCTAAACTATGAATTGACTGAATCATGGAATACACAACAGGTACAAGGCGATGCGTGTGACGCGATAGAGTTAACTGTTGGATTCCCAAACGGATTATATTATTCAAATGATAGCGGCGGCGCTGACCGTACGTCTGTCACATTGAAAGCAGAAATTCGTAAGGTAGGTGATGAGTCCTGGCAGGCATTACCTTTAGCAAATCAAAAGGGTATGGCCGGCCATATTAAGCGCCGCGATGCGTGGAACTTTATTAAGTCAGATAATAGCGTGACAAATACATCTGATTACGCAGGACGAATTGAAGAGGCGACAAATAATGCGTTTTATCGTGTATTTCGCTTTGACAATCTCGAAAAGGCTCGCTATGAAATCCGTATGCGATGCAGCGCGAAAGATGGGAAAAGCCTGCGCCATGTCAATAAGGTCTACTGGGTGCAGCTAACCCAAATTATCTATGACGATTTCGTGCATCCAGGAAAAGCCCTCATTGGAATTAAGGCCTTGGCTACATCTCAGCTAAGCGGTACCGATCCAAAAGTGACATGGATTCAAGAGCGTTCAGAGGTGTATGTGTTCAATCCGTATATCAATAAGTACGAAGCTCAACCAGCGGATAATCCGGCATGGGCTGCATATGATTTAATTCATATCTGCCGTAAGATTGGCGGTGAATATATTGTATTCGGACAGCCCTATATGCGCCTTGACTATAACGCATTTAAGGCATGGGCAGATAAGTGCAAAACAAATGGGTTTACATTCAACTATATATACGACACCGCTATGCGATTATGGGATGCGTTAAAGTATCCGGAAGCAGTAGGTCGAGGGAAAGTAATTCCTGTAGGAACCAGGTTCACATGCGTTAGCGATTATCAATCTACACCGGTACAGTTGTTTACTGTAGCCAATATAAAACACGGCAGCTTTACTGAAGAGTTTCAAGGTGTGGAGGCTAGGGCTAACTCTGTTGAAATATCGTTCCTTAACAAGGATAAGGATTATGAGCGAGACGTCATTCCAGTATATGGGGATACTTACGACGAGTCGGATACGCTAACAAATCCGGCACAAGTTGAACTCATGGGGTGTACTAGTCTTGAGCAGGCCTATAAACACGGTAAGCATTTCTTGCGATGTAATAAATATGAAATACGTACTGTGACAATAGAGGCGTTTACGGACGCTATAGCATGTACGGTAGGAGACATCATTCTAATTCAGCACGACATACCTGAATGGGGCGAGGGCGGTCGTGTGGTTGCGGTAAGCGGCCAGACGATTACACTCGACAAGGAAGTGTCGGTACAACCAGGGAAGAATTATCAGTTGCTAATTCGTAGCAACTCTACGGATATCGTCTCTACGTTTAACGTAGTAAATGTATCAGGTCTCAATGTGATTGTTAAAGAGGCTATACCGGTGCAGCCTGATGCGGTATATGCATTCGGAGAGGTCTCCAAATCGGCTAAGCCATTTCGTGTGTTGGCTATTACAAAGACACTATCAGAAATGACTCGTAAGATTCAATGCATGGAATATTATCCAGAACTCTATGTATCAGATGATGGCACGGTGCCAAGTATTGATTATACGAATCACGGTGCATCTGATATTCAAGCAGTAGGGTTAGTGAGCGATGTCTATGGTGCTAATGGCATCATGTATTCACGTATAGGTGTAACGTGGCAGTTACCTCGTGATGGAAAAGTCTCAAACGTAGTCGTGAATTACCGTAATGTAAAAAGCGATACGTGGACATATATTGGAAACTACCCAGCATCCACAAACGCTACCACGATATCTGATGTGCTACTAGGTGCCACCTATGAAGTACGCGTGCAGGCAATTAATGAGTTAGGCCAGCTGACTACTGGCGTGACAAAATCCATAGCTATACCTAAAATGCAAGCACCGGAGGATGTGCAAAATTTGCACGTACTCAGTCGATACAATCAGACTGCAGATAAAAGCGTATACTACGACTTACAAGTGCTATTTGACCCGCCTAGTAATCCTGCCAATTTCGATGTGGCGGAGGTTTGGTATCTCTTAAAATCGAAAAGTGGAAAACCTGTAACGGGGCAAGAATGGCAGTATGCTGGCAGTAGTAATAGTCAGGTTATTATCAAATCATTAGGCCCAGGTGAGGAGTATCGAATCAAAGCAATCTCGGTTGACCGATTTGGCAACCGAGCAGAAACAGCCCAAATGGTTGATGTGATAGTCAAACCGATGGATGCGATACCCGATATGCCTAGCAACTTCGGGATTACTTTCGGTAGAAATGCCACCGCATCATGGGATGAGGTGCTGAATGCTGACGTCGACTATTACGAATTACGTACTGATAATGATCCTGGTAAAGATACGAATGCTTTATTGGCAAGAGTTAAAGGTACCTCTGCTGTACTTACTTTAACTAAACGGGCAGATACTGTATATCTATATGCTCGCAGCACGTTAGGCAAATACTCGACTGCAGCAACATATGAATATAACGTTCCGCAGTTGGCAGCGCCTGAGCTTGTAGTAAAAAGTCAGTTAGGTGGATTCAATCTTTACTTCTCAACTAAGCCCGCACAAGCGTATGCAATCAGATGCCACGTGATCGGAGATGAGCGCACCGATGATTTTGAAACTACTAGCACCATGCTGACATATTCGAACTCAGCTGGAATATACCGGATACGTTGCTCATTTGTGGACGTGTTCGGAGATGGACTCGTTAATGAGAAGCAAGTCGTGATTAAGACACAAATTGATGCGAGCTTGCTAGACCTTGAGTCTCTCGGGTTGAATAAAGTTGATGAACGAATTAAGGAACTTGATAAGAAATTCAATACGAATTCTGAAGAGACCACTAGAAGAATTACGAATTTGGCGTCACATACGGAATCTCGCATTACTGAGTTAGCTGGTAGCATCGATTTACAAGTTAAAAAAAGTATTGGCGAGATTGATGGTGGTGAGTTGGTGTCTCGCATTAACCTCAGTCAGTCCGGTGTATACATTGCGGGGAAATTGATTCACATCACTGGAGCGACTAAGTTCGATGATAACGTCATTGTTAATAAGATGATTCAGGCTAACGCAGTTACTGCCGACAAATTACATGTTGATAGTTTATCGGCGGTGTCCGGTACAATCGGGCTACTTCGTTCGAAAGAGACCGGCGCTCGTGTTGAGATTCAGGATAACCTTATTACAGGCTTTGATGACGATAACAACCCTCGGATTAAACTTGGGTGCTGGTAGGAGGTATTATGGAACCGCATGTATTAGCTTATGACGCTAATGGCAATATCATACTAAATCTCAAGGAAAGGCTCACGCGTATCGAGGGGCGGATGTATGTATCTGACATCCCTAATCGACGTCAACAAATTACCGTGAATGGATTGCAGACTGGGCAACATGTCTGGGCTGCGGCCATGGGACAGTACTTAGTGGCAGAGGTTAGGGGCAATATCATAACATATTATTTTGCAGTGTCCCAGGATGAATATAATATCAATCGTCAATTTAAGGATCTTACATACGAAGGGTGGTTGGCGTATGGAATTTATTAACATCCAAAATAAAGAAGGCGTCACGATTATAAACGATACCTATGATAATCTAGTATATCTTAGCTTTCCTAAACAAAAAGATGCAGTTCTCTACACAGGGGCAATGAGGGGGATAACGCCAACGGTTCAAATTCCACTCAATCCTGTGGCTTACACGCCTATGCTGGTGCCTACAAGTAAATTCCAATATGGATACATTGCAGGGGAGGCTAACGTAATCCAGGTCTTTTATATCACTAATCGCATATATCATGGCGACGCACCTCTTATCGCAGTATCAGTTCCGCAAGGATATGAATTTGCAGCTCAGTGGGTTCATAAACGTCGTGAGCAATTAATGGTGCTGGTAGTGGATGTAATTAAGCCAGGCGAAAAGGTAACGCAAGCAATGGTTGATGAAGTAAAAGCTGGCATCAAGTTCTACTGCTTCGGTTATTTCGAGGATGTTACGGCTAATGCAGACACGCCTCGTATTCGATTTGTTGACAAGGTAGGGAGTAGTAAGCCTAATACAGCGTTGCAGGTTCTTGGTCGGCACAAATATTATAAAGCGTCTTGGGCAACAGATTACAATCTGCAGAACGATGTGATATATGATAGCCGCATCAGGTACCTACGTGTAATTGATCACTATGCGCACGATTGGTATAACCAGTTATCAAACTACGTTCCAGATACTTTTACAGACATGGCTCGTGATCCAAAGTCATATGGCGTCAAGGTTGCAATTATACCCATGTCCGTAATCGATGCATCCGTTTGGGGACCAAATATTAATAATGGAGATAAAAAGTCACACACGGGGCGAGTGTGGCAAATGTTCAGATTTCACGATGAGAGTACCGTATCGCTGAAATCGTATCAGTTCATTGATTGGAATACAGTCACCACGTATCCTGTAGGTTGCTCGGGTAAGACTACATCTCAGTATTTGGTAGTCGATGTGACTGGGTACGACAAACAAGGTATGATTCCATTCAATTAAGGGAGATGATAAGTAATGAATGTAAAAGATATAGACCTCAATATTGGCGAGGATTTTGGGATAGTTTACGCAGTTCAAGATGACAATGTAGATTTGACAGGGTTCAAGTCAGTATTCGCCATACGAAAGCGAGCAAGTGGTCCGCTTGTTATTAAAGTGCAAGGGGTAGCATCTGGGAAGATTGCGACATTCAATATTTCCGGAAAGGATACCCTAGAAATTAAGTCCTTTGGTGAGCATGTGTATGATGCTTTTGCATATAAGGAATCGGAGCCTAGCCGATATTACAAACTGGGTATGGGGGTAGTCAACATAATTCAGGATGTGGCCATGCATGATTAGAGGAGGAATGTATTATGCAAAACAAAGTGTTACCAGTAAGAATTGAAAGTCCGATTAAAGTAGAGGCGGAAGTAAAAGCAACCATGGTAGGTGATAATGGAAAAAGTGCTTATGAAATCGCTTTAGCACATGGATTCGTAGGAACCGAGGAGGAGTGGTTGGAATCCTTAAAAGCAAAGCTGCCTAACTTATCAGGAGTTATGTCAGCACTTCAAGGTAAGAACATTCTTATTAATAGCGGTACCCTTGAAGCGATATTAACTGCTATTGTCCATGCGTTGGCTGAACAGCCTTATGCACCACTTACATTTAACGAACCAAGAAAAGGGGATACTGAAATTCGAGTATCTGGGCAAGATGGCTTTAAAGTTCGAGTGAGTGGTGAAACAGAAGCTGTTGAAATTCAATCCGGAAGTGCCACTATTAGAATTCAGCCTTATGGTGCAGATGATATTTATCTTGAATATCTTAACTTAATCGATCATGTCGTTGATACTGTTAAAATCAAAGGTCTTGTTGAATTCAATCCGGAAACGGCTACAGAAATTTTACCTAAGCAGTTCTATGGCCGTAGCGATTTGGAAGGTGAACTCACCTGTCCGAATGTTGTTAAAGTTGGTGCATTAGCATTCGTTGGAACCGATCACAACATTATCAATTTGCCTAAGGCCACTGATATTGATAGGGATGCTTTCGCTAACAGTTCTCTTGCCGTAATCAATATCCCCGCATTTGTATGGGCAGATGATAACCTTGATTTAAAATCTTATGACCTCATTAGGGTTAATAAAATGACTGTTAGCGAGGAATCTCATCCGCCACGAAATGTTATGATGCAAAAAATTTCATTAGAGGTATACAATCCGGACCATACTAAAAAATGGAATCTTTATAACGAGAAATGGGAGAAAGCGGAGGCCTAAATGGACGAAATTAGATTATTGCTAATGGACTTCGGAATTCCGGCCTACTTTGCAGATATTGGATTTTGGGTGACCCTCTTGGGGGTCATCTGGGCCGCCCTTAGGGGTTCGTTTCGTGCGATGGTGTGGTTTTTAGAACATACCTCACTAGCTGCAGTTAAGCAAGAATTAGATGACCATTTGGCTAGACGCATGGATAAGCAGCGTAAGGACTATGATGATAAGTTATCCGATGCTATCAATAGTATCGCTGATTTAACAAAAAGCAATCAGGAAATACTAAAGCAATTAGTCAAGCTGGAAGAACGAGATGCAGCGAAATTTCACCGGCTTAATAACCTTGAAACCACAGTTCAGAGTCTGAGTACTGAACTGATGCATATCCAAGTTCTAAACAATATGCCGATAGGAAGAAGTATCACACTTAACACGGATGATATAGGAGGTGACTGATAATGAAATATCAAATCATGAACCGACTGAAATCCGCATATAGTGCTGTTCGTGTTGCTAACATTAGACCTACTGGAGTACTAGCGACAAGAATTCTAGTACTTGTTATGCTAATTCCTATTTGGCTAGTCATAACAGAGTATGTTATGGCATTTGCTAGGGGCTATGTATCAAGTGAAACTAATAAGTTGATTGATGTTGGACTCAATATTATTGACCATATATTCATTCCTAGTGTATTGACAGCCGTAGTAGGCTTCCTAGGACTTTGGTTGGATAGAAACAATAATGGGGTCCCTGATAAATTAGAAGGAGGTAGTTGTAATGACGAAAATATTTATAAATCCAGGTCATGACGTTGCCCTTGATAGTGGTGCAGTTAATCCTGTATACGGCACACGTGAATGTGATGTAGCACGTGATGCTGGTAAAATGCTAGCTCGCTACTTAGAAACTGCAGGATGCGAAGTTAGAACTTTACAAGATGATGACCTAGGCCTTGTATGTTCAGAGTCCAACGAATGGGGCGCAGATATATTCGTATCGCTCCATTGTAACGCTTTTAATACACAAGCACGTGGAACAGAAACTCTTTATAAGTCTTTCAATGGTCAACGGCTAGCGAATGACATTCAAAGCCAGATCATTAGAAGTATCTCTACTGTAGACCGTGGTGTAAAGCAACGTACCGATTTATGGGTATTAAACGGCACAGATGCAACAGCCGTGTTAGTTGAAATGGCATTCATTGATAATGATGAAGACCTAGCCCTACTTAATAATGATTTAGACACTATAGTGCGTGCCATTGCAAGGGGCATTACAGATTATGCAACGGGAGGGGTATGATGTATGAAAAAATCAAAATTTTACTTAATCACCCTACTTACCGCTATATTATTATCGGTAGTATTGGGCTCATCCTCATCCTTTGCCTCGGATACATCTTCTACCAACCAAGCGGAACCGACTATCAGCGTCCCCGTGAGTCAGTGGAACGAATTGAAAAGCAACAACGAGAAAGCCTTGAACTTAATAGAAGCGTCCAACGTTCCATTGACAGAAGCGCAGACTATAGCCGTGAAGCAGCGACAAGAATTGAACGAAGCTCACAATACAATCGACAAATTAACGACCGAATTGGACAAAGCCAAAGCGGACTTAGTGAAGCAAGAAATTGTCTTGTCCGAAATGCAGAACTCTTTGACAGAGTTGAAAGGGCAAATCGACAACGACAAGAAAACAATCAAGAGATTACGGATGCAACGCAACCTGTCCCAAATACTGGGAGCGGGTGCGACAATCGGAGTAGTAATTCATCGATGACTGAGAGGTGATCCATACATCTCCTGAGCATGAGCAGGTGGACTCATGGATTGACTGTAATAATGTAAAAGGCCTTACTGGGAATATGTCCTGGTAAGGTCTTTTTTGTGTAAAAAAAAATTAAAAAAAGTACTTGCAAATACATCGTATTCGATGTATAATAAAGACAAAGATAAGGGAGTTATTAAAAGGAGTACCTATCATGAGCAAGTATGGTGAATTTTTAAAAAGCGTAAAAGAATCTCAATTGACTAAGTTCTTCGGCGAAGTGAAACACACTTCTAACAAATATTTCAAATTCAATCATGTTATTAGCGACGATGAAATCATCATCGTAACTAACAATGTGAAGTTCATAAAAGGTAACCCTGTTTTAGTGATCGATAATAACAAAGTTGTATACCTAAAGGAATGGAATGTTGCAGAGGTTCGCAACTATAATAAAGAACTTTACGCATTTGCAGTTAAATTAAACCGTAAATACTGGAAGGAATATACTTTCAAAAATGATTTTGATGATATGTGTTTCGAGCAAGCTGACACATTTGATAGCTTGAAAGCAGTAGCGGAAATGCAAAATGACACAGAAATCGCATTAGGTTGGGGAAAATAAGGAGGTATTTATGAAATTCAATGACGTTATGACCTCCGCAGAAGCTGCGGAACGTTGGAAGATAAGTCCTGTTACAGTGAAGCAGGCGTGCTCCGGTCAACGGAACACGCCACCACGATTCACATCTGAGGAGTGCAGAAAGGCAAAAGGAACCTGGCTAGTATCTCGCCAGGGTATGGAACGATTGTATGGGGAGGAACCTAAAATGTTAAAAGTATATAGCTTAAATGCAAAGAAACCTTGGTTCATGGGAACCGCAGAAACATATAAGGAAGCATGGGACATGATATATGAGCGCGAGATGCGCCAATCTCCTTGCATTGGCAAGTGGGACAAGGCCGCATGGGATGAAGGCGATATGGAAGAAGAATTTCCTGATTTCGTATGGCCGGAAGGTGTTGATTACGTTTGGACGGCTGACTGGATAGCTGAAGTCATTCTCGATCCGAAAGAATACAACGAAGAAGGTGTAAGAGGTCTTATCGACGATTTGATGCTATCTTACAAAATTGAAGAAATAGCGGATTAA